GCCGCCGAAGTGAACCTGATCGGCAACATCATGGGCCGGAACGACGACCTGCGCAGCCGCATCTTCCGCCGCGAACTCGCCCACCTGCTGAATTTGGCCTGGGGCATCCTCCTGCAATACAAGGCCGACGCCCTCGAGTATTTTGTGGGCAACGAACTCCTGCGCCTCGACCAGGAGGCCCTGGCCGGCACCTACCGCATCGAGCCGAACGGCTCCGGCGACAACCTGAACCGCGGCCTCGTGCTCCAGAAAGCCATCGCCCGGAAGCAAATCTTCACCGGCAACCCGAACATCAACCAGCTGGAACTCGACAAGAGCGTGATCGAGGCCGACGACCCGCGCCTCGTCAAGCGCCTGGTGATGGACCAGGGCAGCCAAAGCGCGATGCAGCAGGAAGACCAGGCCCAGGAGATCAGCATCATGCTCCTTGGCTTCCCCGCGGAGGTACGGCCGACCGATGACGACTGGAGCCACATCCAGTCCTGCACCGGCTTTGTCCAGCGCCGATCCACGACGGGCGAACCGCTCACGCCCGAGACCCTGCTGCTCCTGGCCAACCACATCGACGGCCACCTGCAGGCCATGCAGAAGAAGCAGCCGCAGGTCTACCAGGAGCGCGGCAAGGCGATCCACCAGCTGGTCGCCCTCCTGCGCAACGAGGCCCAAGGCGCCCAGCAGGTCGCCGCCGCCCAGGCCCAGCCCATGCCGGCCGGCTCCGCCGCGCCCGCCATGCCGACCAATTCAGGCCAGCCGATGAACGTCCCCGACAACGTCATTCCGATGGGAGGCGGAACGTCTCTCCTGTGAACCTGCGCCGCGCCATCCTCCGCCGCCTGCTGAACCCGGCCCAACTCGCCCTGGTCGACGCGCTCGAGCAGCCCGACCGCTGGCAGCCCGACGTTCCGATCACCAAGGACGAGGCCGAATCCTGGGGCAAACTCCTGACGACCCCGACGCTTTTGAAGATCGATCACGCCATGATCAACTGGCAGCAGCAGGAGGCGCAACGCGCCCTGCTGGCCCAGGGCGACGACCTCGCCCGCCAGGCCGGCTTCGCCCTCGGCTGCAAGGCCGGCTGGCAGATGGCCAAGACCCTTTCACGCCTGGCTGCTGCGGATAGTTGCGGCCCGGCCGGGCCGGCCGGTGCGCTTACGGCCGCGCCGACGCTCGAACACGCAATGCCGTAACGACTACCCATGGATACCACGACCGCCACCGCCGCAGCGCCCGCCGCCACCGAACCCGAAATCGACATGATGAAGGTCGCGATGGAGGCCGACGCCGCCCTCGACAACCCTGCGAACACGACGCCCGCTCCCGCGAAGCCGGAGCAAACGCCCGCCACCGGCGCCCAGGATGGCAAGCAGGACAATCAGCCCGACCCGGCCAAGCCGGACGACAAGACCGCGGCCAAGCCCGAGGACAAGAAGGAAGGCGACGACGACAAAGGCACCGCCTACGAGAAATCGAAGAAGGACGCCGAACGTCGGGACCGTTCATGGAAGGCACTGGAGCAGGAGAAGACGGAATTCCGCGCCGAGAAGGCCCGGATCGAAGCCGATCTGAACTCGCTCCGGCAGGAAGTGGCGCGTCTGCGCCAGGCCCCTGCCAGCCAAGGCCCCGCCAAGGACAAGCACGGAATGAGCGCCAGCGACTACGAGAAGCTGGCGAAACGCTACGAGACGGAAGGCAACGACGAGATGGCCCAGGCCGCGAAAGAGCGCGCCGAAGCCCTCCGCCAGCAGCCCGCCGCCACGCCGGCCGACCCGTTCCAGACGCCTGACTTCCAGGCGGCATGGCAAGGCAATGTGCAAGCCCTCGTGAGGGAAGACCCGACCCTGGCCGATCCGAAAAACCCGATTGTCCAGGCCGCGAACGCCCTCACCCAGCACCCGCAATACGGCAAACTCCTGCGGAGCGACCCGGCCGGCATCCGCGCCGCCGTGGAAATCGCCCGCCTGCAGGCGAACGCCCATGCGGCCCACACCTTCAAGGCCGAACTCGACCAAACCAAAAGCCAACTCACCAAGGCCCAGGCCGAAGTCGAACGGCTGACGAAACTCCTCCAACCCCGCGGCTCCCTTCCGGGAGGCCCGGCGCCCTCGAGCAACAAGAGCGGCGCCGAGATGAACAGCGACGAGATCCGCGCCATCGCGGCCGCCGCTGACCGCGGAGAAATCTAACGAACCGCGCCGGCCGGCAGCCGGCAAACCACCACCATGAAGCATCTGCTCTTCGCTCAGTCCTTCCTCCGCAAGGCCGTAATCTACGGCCTCGCTTCCATCATCGTCGCCGGCGCCTTCGTCATGACGACCGCCTGGAACGGCCTCGCCGCCGCCGGCGTGCCGCTCGCTCCGCTCGGCCTCGGCGTGATCAACCTGTCGGCCGTCTCGAACACGATCCAGGCCCACTACTCGAAGCGCCTGCTCGACAAGGCCATTCAGATGACGCGCCTGATCGACTACGCCCAGCAGGAGGAACTCCCTCCCGGCCAGGGCAACACGAGCGTCCGCTTCTTCCGCCCGCCGGCCGCTGATCTGACCGCCACCGGCGCGCCCTCGGAGGCCACCGCGCCGACGAACTTCCGCGATATCAGTTACACCGCGGTCGACGTCTCGCTGGCCCAACTCGGCCAGGTCGCCAAGGTCTCGGACCTCGCCAACACGGTCGGCCTCGTGAAGTACCTCGACACCGCGATCGATCTGATGGGCGAGGAATTCGCGCTCGATGTGGACACCCGCATCCGCAACGTCCTCTGCCACGCCTCCACCGGCCTCACGAAGCGCTACGCGCAGGGCGCCGCCAACTTCGCCGCCCTCCAGTCCGCGTCCCTCGCCAATGGCTGCGTCCTCCCGCGCGACTTCCTGGACGCCATGACGAAGCTGAAGCTGAACCGCGCGCCCACGGTCAACGGCCACTACGTCGCCATTGTCCCGCCGCAGGCCTCCCGCGACATCATGAACAACGCCGACTGGCGCGAAGTCGTCCGCAACGAGTACGCCGACAAGGTCTTCAAGGGCGAAATCGGCGACCTGTTCGGCCTGCGTATCGTCGAAGGCACGAACCCCTTCGTCGAGGACGAGACCGAAGGCACCTACGACGACACGTTTGACTCCGGCGGCACCAACACCACCGGCCTGATCTATACCACGATCATCACCGGCAAGGGCGCCTACGGCACCGTGAACATGAAGAAGCTCGGCTCCTCCATGCAGAAGCCGCAGATCATCGTGGTCGACAAGCCCGACTCCGCCAACCCGCTCGCGCAGTACGTGATCGTCGGCTGGAAGGCCTACTGGGCCAGCGTGCTGCTGAACGCCAACTGGGGCATCGCCCTCCGCCACAAGACGCAATTCGTGGCCTGATTGATTGCCGGTAGCGCGCCAGCGCTGCCGGCCCTGGGGAACACCGCCCTGGCGCGTTAGGGGTAGCGCGCCAGGGCAACTCCCAAATACCCCAACCTTTTCCACTAATCCCATGCGCTTCTCCGAATTCCGCGGCCTCCCGAACAAAGCCGCCGCCCATGCCGGCCCGCTCACCGTGGGCGCCGCCGCCGCCACCCTCGCGAGCCTCGTGACCCTCGCCGCCGACACGGCCTTTGTCGTGATCAAGGTCGAGACCGCCGCCGTCCGCATGACGGTCAACGGCACCACGCCCACCTCGACGAAGGGTTTCAACTACATCGCCGACACGGAGATCGTCCTGTCCAAGGCCGAGGCCGAAATGGCGCAGTTCATCCGCTCGACCGGCGCCGACGCCTCCCTCCAGGTCGCGCAATTCATCAACTGACCCACGGCCGCACCAGGAGACCACCACCATGCTGTCACGCTCGCCCTCCGTTTCCGTCCCGGCCGGCACCCTGGCCGCGGCCAACAACCTCTCCGACCTGGCCTCCGTCGCCACCGCCCGGACCAACCTCGACGTCTACAACGACGACGAAGTCCACCGGCTGCTCGGCACCCGCGCCGTCAAGGACTGCCTGTTCAGCGACGGCGCCACGAGCAACCGGCGAGGCGAGGCGACGTTTGGCACCAAGGGCGCCGTGGGAGGCATGCCGATCTCGATCCCGTTCGAGTTCGATGTGCCGACGAGCAACGCGAGCGCAAACTCTTATGCTTTTTATATTGGCCCGAACGGGGCTTCCGCTGCGACTACCGACAACAATGCCCTCATGCTGTATGTGGGCACATCTGGGCAACTCTTCATTCGGCAAAATGGCGCAAACGGCTTCAATGATCGCCGCTTGTTGGAGTATACCGCTTTCCGCTCCACCTATTCCGGCCTGCGGGTCCGAATCGCGCTTGTCTTCGGATCACCCGAGACCACGACCGCTCCCACGACCTACATCAACGGTGTTGATGCTAGTTCAAACTTTACGGCTTCCTCCGCAGGCACTCCTCCCAACTGGATGCCGACAACGCTCGACACCACGAAATTCCTGAGCGGCTACAACTGGCCCGCAGGCCGTATCGTCCCGCACGCGCCGACCCTTGGCGCCCTGACCGCCGCCGAAGTCCTCGCCTGGACCGTCACCGGCCGACCGCCG